TCCTAGGCAGCCGGTCGGACGGCGTCGAGGAGTTCCGCACCCAGCGCCTGAACCTGCCCGGCGGCAGCCTCGCCAGCGTCGGCATCGACGCGGCCGTGCTCGAGCAGGCCCGATTCGACTGGCGCCTCGAGGACGTGCGCGGGCGCCGGGCTTGGGCGTTCATCGACTTCAGCCTGGGGAGCGTCGTGGGCGCCCGCGCCGACCTGACGAGCGTGGGCGTGGTGGTCGACGGCGGGGAGTTTGGGCTGCTGCGCACCTGGTCGTTCACCTGCGGGGAACTCGGGCACATGAAGCAGCAGCGGCCCTGGCTGCACGAACTGGTTCAGCAGGGGCACGTCCAGCACAACGACGGTCAGCTGATCGACTTTGACGCCGTCGAGGGCCTGCTGGGACAACTTGCTAGCACCCTGCACCTCGAGGCCGTCGGCGTCGATGAGGTCGGGTGGACGCAGAACTGGGTCCGGCAGGTGATGGTCGACAAACTGAACCTGCCCGTGGAGGCCCGGTCCCAATCGATCCGGGAGCAGGCACCCGCCTGGTCGACGTTCGTGGCCCTGATCCGGATGAAGGCGCTCCGCTACCACGACGACCCGGTGCTGTTGCACCAACTCCGGCACGCCACGACCAAGACCTACGACGGTGGTTTAGTCAAACTGCAGAAGCGGGACGGGCAGAACATCGATGCCCTAGTGGCCGCCTGCAACGCGGCCCGCCTGTTTGAGCTGCGCGGGCGCTCCCAGCAGTGGATGCCGCCGTCTGGCGTGATGACCATCTGACGCTACCTAGCGGACAAATCGACAATTTGCGGAATGTGCCAAAAAATGGCGCACTCGCCTATTGACAGAAAAAGCGCGTACTCAAACTGGGGGAGGCGTGGGATTCCTCTCGCGCCTACGCAGCTACTTCATCGGCGGCTTCGACGCCAGCCTGCTGGTCGAAACCTCGTCGGCAGGCGAGGTCGAGGCCCTGCCCGGCGTCCAGCGCTGCATCGAGGGCATCTCGAGCATGCTGGCCAGTGTCACGCTGTGCGTCTACGACAGCGCAGACCAGGAGGTGCAGCCGGCTGCCCTGAGCCTGCTGACCGGCCGAGCGACCGAGATGGTCAACGGGTGGGAACTGCGGCGGTGGATGGTCACCGAGGCATTCACCCAGGGCAACTCCTACGTCTACATCGCCAGGACTTACGCCGGCGAGGTGGCGGAACTCATCCCGCTTGACCGCGGCCGGGTGACCATCGACTGGACCTCGAGCCCGTACCGCTACCTGCTGGACGGCAAGCCCGTGCCGTCGTCGGACCTAATCCACACCAAGAGCGGCTACAGCCGGTGGGCGTTCATCGGTGAAAGCCCGCTGGACAAGTGCCGCACCCAGCTGCAACTCGTCAGCGACCTCGATACTTGGGCGGCCACGATGGCGGCGACGGGAACTACCCGCCGGCTGTCGTTTCAGTTCCCCACCCCGATCAGCGAGCAGGCGAAGCAGACGATCCTGCTTGGCTGGAAGGCCAAGCATGCCCGCAGCGGTGGATCCGCGGAGCCTCTGATCATCGACGGCGGCGGCAAGATCGAGGGCGTCAGCGGGCAGGGCGACCTCGACGCCGTGACGGCGGCCCGCACCGCGGCCATGGGCGAAATCGCTCGAGCGCTCAACGTCCCGCTGTCTTTCCTGGCTGCGACAGAAAGTGGCACACAAATCGACCTCAACGCCCAGCGGGCGTTGGTTGACCAGACGCTCCGTCCCTGGGCCAAGCGAATCGAGGCCGAAATCATGGCCAAGATCCTGCCCGGCTACCGCGTCGAGCACGACCTGCAGGAACTGCTGCGCGGCACGATGAAGGACACCGCCAAGGAGCTGTCAAAGCTCGTCATGTCTGGCGTCCTCACGCCTAACGACGCCAGGTGGTTCATCGGCATGCAGCCGGTGCAGGACCCCATGGCAGACGAACTCATGATGCGCCTGGACACGGCGGCCGGTCAGGCCGAGGTGAACGGCGACCGCGAGGACGAAGAAAGCGAGTCGCCCGATGCAGATTGACCGCCGTTCGTTCGAGGTCCGCGCAGCCGTCGATGGCAACACCGTGTCCGGGCTGGCCATTCCGTACGAAACCGAGTCGCAGCCGTTGCCGTTCATCGAGACGATCCAGCGGGGAGCGTTCGCGGCCGACCTCGGGCGCCGGAACGTGTCGCTGCTCGTCGAGCACGACGGCGGGCGCGTGCTGGCCGACACGCGCAGCGGCACGCTCGAGCTCGAGGAAACCGAGCGTGGAGTGACGTTCGCTGCTCGGCTGCCGGACACCCGCGACGGGCAGGACATGCGCGTGCTCCTGCGCGACGGCATCTACCAAAACATGTCGTTTGGGTTCGTGGCCGAGAAGGACGAGTGGCGCGGCGACCGCCGCACCGTCGTGACGGCCCGGCTCTACGAGGTCAGCCTTGTTCACACGCCCGCCTACGAGGCGACCGCGGCCGCGGTCCGGGCGTTTCGCCATTCCACCGGGCTCGTTGCTCGGTACCTGCGGCTGCGGATTGGAGACCTGAAATGACCGTGACCCCCGAAGCACTCCGTGAGAAGCGTTCGCAGCTCGTCGCTGCGTGCGAGCAGTACGCCGAAACCGCAACGCCGGACGCCGTGAAGGCGTTCGATGCTGCGGAAGAAGAAATCCGCGCCATCGACGGCCAGTTGTCGAGCCTGTCGGTGCGCAGCCGGCTGGACGCCGTCAAGGCGGCCGGCAACCAGGTGCTGCGGCCTGAAAGCCGCGCAGGCGCCCGCACGACCGTGCAGGACCTCGCCCGGCAGATCATGCGCCGCGACGGCAACCCGCTTGACCTCGACATGCGTACCGTGCTGACCATCGGCACGGCTGCGACGGCTGGCAATACGACCGTCACCCAGCAGACTGGCGAGTTTGTGAAATGGCTCGACTGGGACAACCCGGTGCGCATGCTGGCGACCGTCCAGGCGTTCCCCACCAACCTTGACCTTCCCGTCATCGATGCGAAGATGACCGCGGCGTATGTGGCGGAAAACGTCAACTACACCGAAAGCAACTTCACCACCATCAAGAAGGCCTTCACCGCCCACAAGACCGCGGCGTATACCGACATCACCGAGGAGTTGCTGAACGACTCCGTGGTTGACATCGCTGCGGAAATCGTGATCGATCACGCTCGTGCGCACGGCAAGGCGCGCGCTGATAAGCACATTGTGGGCAACGGATCCGGTCAGGAAGAAGGCATCGCCATCCCGACCAACTGGGAATCCACGAACAACGTGAAGACTGGTGGCATCTCCACTGAACCCGATTTCGAGGACATCATCACGCTGTACTCGAAGATCAAGCCTGGATACCAGCAGAACGGCAGCTGGATCATGAACGCGAACACCTGGGCAAACCTGCTCAAGATTCGTGACGCTGGCGCTACGGGAAAGTTCCTGTACGACGGCATGCAGGGCATGATGGTGCAGGACGGGAGCACTGGCCGCCTGATGGGCCGTCCGGTGTACATCAGCGAGTTCATGCCTGACGCTGGCGGCTCGGCTAGCACTGCGATTTTCTTCGGTGACCTCGGCCGCGGATACCGCATCGTGGACCGTACTCAAGTGACGTTCCGGGTTGACCCGTACACCATCGGGCTGGCGGGCAAGGTCCGCTACCTGTCGATGATGCGTTCCGACGCGAAGATCGTCGACAAGTACGCCGGTGGCGTGATCCGTCGCGAAGTCTGATCGACTCCATGTGACCCTGGGCTGTGGGGGGGGACACCCCCCCCAGCCTTTTCCAAATGCCAGCACTTACCACCAGCGACATCAAGGCCCACCTGCGGATTTACCACACGCAGGACGATTCCTACATCGGCACGATCCTGCTGCCGGCGGTCCGCGAGACCGTCGAGCGCTGCACCGGTCTGGCCATGCAGGCCATCGAGCGCTCCTACAAGGTGTCCGAGGAGGGCGACACCTGGGTCGTGCTGCCGATCCAGCCGGTCAACACCAACGGCGCCATCACTGCCGTTTACGTCGACGACGCCGCCGTTACGCAGACCGCTACGCCGGAACTGCACTGGGACGGAGAGCGCGTGGCGGTGCTGGTCGATGAGGCTTGGAACCGCCCGGTGACCCTGAACTGGGTCACCCTCGTTGGCGACCACTACATCAACATGCTGGCGCTGCAGCTGTGCGGGCGCCTGTACGCCGACCGCGGCGACAGCACTGGCGCCATCGAGGGCAAGGCCGAGCAGATGCTGATGGCAATGCTCGGGGAGCATGGGGTGCACTGATGGTCCCGCGTGGCATGTTCCGGCACGAAATGGCGGTGCAGAACTACACCGTTGCCACTGTTGACGCTTACGGGCAGGACGTGAAGACGTGGAACACGGCCGCCACGGTGCTCGGCTACATCGAGTCGGCCGACGGCCGAAGCATCGACTCGGTGGACATCAACCGCGGGCAGACGGCGTGGAGGCTGATCCTTCCTTGGATTGACTCGGTGACCGTCAAGAGCCGGATTCTGCTGCGCGAAACGGGCAAGTCTGACCGAGTTCTTCAGGTCACCGGCGTACTAGATCCGACCCTGCGGCGCATGGAACTGCACTGCGAAGCGCTCGAGGTGACGGCATGAGCTTCCGCCGAGGCGCCGAGTTCAATTCGCCGGAGCACCTGCGCAACTATCAGCGTTTCATTCAACGCCAGGTCAATGCGTCAGAGAACCTTGGCATTCTGCGGGCTGGCGCAAGCGCTCGCGCCCAAAAGGCATTCCTGGACGCCGAAATGGTGTTCCTGACGCTGCCCGACCGCGTCAGCCGCAACCTGTTCAAGCAGCTGCTGAGGCGCAGCCTCAAGCGACTGGCGACGACGTACAAGCAGAACTGGCTGACGCACGGCGCCACCCACCGCAGCTACGGCGGACAGGAAAGCCTGCGCAAGGCGTCCAGCAAGGTGATCCAGTCGATGGGTGACACCCGCGGGCTCAAGACCACCAACCGCACCGGCTTCCGGTACAAGCGGCGCCCCAGGTCGTACATCGCGCCAATCGTCGACAGCGGCCGCGCACAGTGGCACGTAAAGCGGGCCACCTATCAGCAGTTCCCGCCCGAGGTCCTCAAGGAGGACCTGGCGATCGTCATCGAGACGCAGCTGACCGAACTGGCCCGCAAGGCGCGGATGAAGGTCACTAAGAAATGAGCATCGAAACCGCCATCCGCGACCGGCTCACCAGCGACATTGGCGTTACCGCGCTCGTCGGCACGCGAATCAGCCCCGAATGGCGCCGGGAAGGTACAGCGCTGCCGGCCATTGTCTACAGCATCGATAGCCGGACTCCCGTGCGCACGCTGGCGCAAACGACCAGCCTGGCAGAGTTCGCCGTGTCGGTGGATTGCATCGCCGTCAGTTTGTCGGCGGCCCGGACTCTGGCGGCTGCTGTCTCGGGAACGCTCAACGACAACACGGGATTCACGACCGTAGACGGCACGCGCATTCAATGGAACGCCACCGACGGCGAAGACGTCGAGCGCATGGACGATCAGGAAGGCACGGACGACGGCCCGCGGGTGGTCCGTCAGACGTACCGCATTTGGGCAACAGGAGGCTAAGACATGGCATTTATCGCAAACGGCACGACATTGTCAATCGGAATTGGTGCTGCAGCCGCAGTCGTTGTAGACGCGAGTGACATCAACATCACGGCATCAAGCGCTACCGTCGACGCTACCGCGCTCAATTCGTTGTTTACTTTGGCTCTTCAGGGGCGGCCGAACGTGACTGGATCAGCAACGATCCACACGGACAACGCCACGGCGGGAACCTTGGCAGCAAAGTTCGGCGGGGCTACGCCCGACACGGCAGCGGTGACCATTACGATCAACGCCAGCGGTGGAGCATTTGGCGGGATTGACTACACCGGAAGCGCTGTGATTACAGGATTCAACGCCACATATGCCAATGACGCAGTGCACCAAGCAACGCTGAGCTGGCAGTACGTCGGGCAGATCACTGTGAGCCGATCAGCATGACCTGGCGCACCCTGAACAGCGAGGCGGTGGCCGGTTACCCGGCCGTGCTCGAGGTCCGGCCCATCACGGTCGGCGAGTGGCGCAAGGTCGAGCAGCTGGACGACGACGCCAGGCAATCGTTCCTGCTCGAGTCGTGCACTCGGGTGGACGGCGTGCCGGGCTCGACGGCGCTGGACGTTCACGTGGCCATGGCACTCGTCCAGGGGGTGATGGCAAACCCTTGGACTGGACCCCAGCGGACCGCATAGAGCGGCTGCTGGCGGTCCTGGCGTACGGGCTGACTCGTCAGCCGCAGACGGTTGTGGAGCCTTGGCGCAAGCCAGGGCAGACTGACTGGATGGCAACCCTCGGGAAGGTGGCAACGTGGCAAAACTAGGACTTTCAATCGGGATCGACGCCGACGTGACCGGCCTGCGCAAGATGGGGCAGCAGGCCACGGCGCAGCTCGAGGGCATCCGCGGCCAGTTCAACCGCATGCAGGGCCTGTTTGCCGCTGGGATGGCGTCTCCGCTGTTTCAGGCCATCGGCAGCTTCTACGAGGCCAACCGCGAGGCCCGCAAGACGTTGGCCGAACTTGTCCGGCCATTCTCGGCCAAAATCGTCGAGGCGGAAGTGTCCGCCATGCAAGCCAAGATGGTTGCCGGGCAGCGCATGGTCGGGCTCGGCATGGACGAGATGGAAGCCGCCAGGATTAGGCGTGACGCCCAAAAGGAAATCGGCACCGGCCTGATTGCCCAAGGGCCGGGCGGCATGATTTCCAAGAGCGCCGAAAGTTTCTTCACTGCTCCTGGCGCCTACATCACCAACGCAGTGCGAGGCGTGGAAGGCGCGATCAGCCAGCGATTCCAGCAGGACATGATTGGCTGGCGAGAAACGTTCGGTGGTCAGGGCGCTACTGACATCGAGCAAATGCAGATGCAGGCCGCCGGACTCCGCAGCCAACTCGGATTTGCCATGGCAACCGGTAGCGGCGAGTCGGTCGAATCGCTGAACCTACAGCTGCTGCGCGTACTTGAGCAGATTGATCAGAACACTAGAGGGAAACGCTAATGGCTTGGGAAGTTCAACGTCTTCACAGCAACCAGACGTTCAGCATCGGCGTAGAACCAGCCGAATCTGTTTTACGAACGCAGTTTCTCGTTGCTCAAAACACCCTTGCTCATGATGGGTCGGGGGAGGATGGCTGGACCATCTGGAAACTGATCAAGGCGCAAACGGCACCGTTCAACGTCATCGAGCCGATTGGCGCTCGCTTGGCTGTCATCGCAGTCGACGTTGGGCTTGCGCAAATGATCGTCACGGACATCGAGGTCCAAACGCATCCAGCCAAGAACAACTGTTACGTTGTCACTCAGACGGCCAAGGCCGTGCTACTGGGAGAATCGCCATATCGTGGGCTCAAGATCAGCGAACAATCCAGCGCTAGGCCGGTGCAGCAATACATCCGGCCCAAGCCAGGCCTAACCAGCGGATCACCGGCTGGTTCGTTCCCGGCAAGCGGGAACGTGACATGGCCAGCCAGTACCCTGATCAGTAACGGACTCGTCACTAATGTGATGGGCAACCCGATTCAATTCCTGGTACGCCAGAACATCATCCGGCTCGAGTTTCTCGTGCACGAGCCTGCTACCAGTGTCGGTTACACGAACTTCCCTACCAATCCTCGTTCATACCTGTATCACCGAAACGCCAACGGGTTTTTAGGCGCTGCGGCTGGCAGGATTTTGTTCCAGTCGTACGAATCGCGCTACGTCAGCGACCAGGTCAAGATGGACGTTTACACGTTTGTTGATGACGACTGGTTCCATCTGGAACAGATAGCGCTCCGCAACCCGGTAGACGGTTCAATTTGGAACGACGGGACGCAGCCGCTTGGTGGCAGCACTGTCAAGTGCACTGCTCGCGCTGTGTGGTTTCAGCCATACGAACCTACCGCGGCTTTCGACACGCCAGGCGTCATACTGCCTACTGAGATCCTGAACTACACGGCCTCAATCCCGCCGGGGTGGGTATGAGCGGATTTCTACAACCGTCTGTCTATGGCCCCATGGGGGTGTCTGCCGATGCGCAGAACTCCCTGATTACGGCCGCCCAATTCGTCCACGCAAACAAGGCGCAACTTGAGCGCCTGCTTACAGCGCCAGGCGTGACACGGGAATGGCACACGATGCGGATAGTGGGCAGCACGTTGCTGACCTCCAATCGCTGGCAGTACGTGCTGAAAAAGGTGCAGCCAGCATCGTCGCCGTCATCGATCGTCGACGTTGGCCTTACGGAACTCACGGAAGTGACCGCTTACAACCTAGCGGAGTACGGCAACACCGCAGGCACTGCGGCAGGTGGTGTGAATGCAACGCGGGCAAACGCGTCTGGATTTCTCCTGCTCAAGGTCCCGGACGATTCGTTTGTGCACGCTTTCCTGTGCTACACCGCCGACGGCGTTAGCGTGGCTCTGTTTGAGCGTGCCAACGCTTGGGACGGTGAGTGTGTGTCGGCCCTGACGGTTTCGGTCGACGGGGGGACCTACTGATGTCTGACCAAATCCAACTAAAGCGGTCTAGCACGGCAGGATCGGCGCCAAGCACCGCGCAGCTGCTGCAGGGCGAACTTGCCGTCAACACGGCCGACGGGATCATTTACGCTGAGGATTCGTCTGCCAGCAGCGTGTTTCGGTGGGTGCGAACGCCGACGTTTGACACGGCTGGCTATGTGCTGGAATCGACCAGTGCCACGGCCACGACCTGGGCGAACAAGAGTTTCCACTGTCCGCGGCTTCCGGCCGACGGCATCGATGCATCGACCGGCTCGAACGCACGGATCTACTCGATGCCACTCAACGCCAACGCGTGCGCGGCAGGCGGCACGCCGACGGCAAATCGAGCGTTTTACAACCTGTTCTACATTCCGCACACGGTTGGCATCAAGACCATCGCAAGCCAGACGTACGGGACTACTGGCGGCAACGTGAAGTTCGCCGTCTACAAGCCCGACGGAACCGACGGAAGACCTAGCACCCGTCTGTACGCCAGCGCGGCAATCGCTACGGGCGGCGGCTACGGCTACAACGCAGCCACCGGAACGCCGCTGGTGACACTCGCTCCCGGCCTGTATTGGGTGGCCGTGATCTACTCCACGGCGACTGGATCGTTCGGACGCATCAGCGCCAGAGCGTCTAACCCGATGGGCATATTCGACACCGCAGCGAATGACTGCATTTTCGGGCTCTACGCTGACATCGGATCACATGACCTGGCTGACCCGGCGCCGACCACATTCCGCTACAACGACGGCAGCACTAACCAGCACGTCGCCCTCATTTCAGCCTACTGACCATGCCTAAGACCTACCTGCACCACCCTGACGGCACCGTAACGGTCGAGGACACGAGGACGCCGCCGACGGTCTACCTCGAGCAGCTCGAGCGTTTGCGGGCGGCCTGCACGGCGTCCATCCTGGCTGTCGCGCCCGAGCACACCCAGCGCAACGCGGCGCTGGGCATCGTGCCGGCCGGCCCGGTGGTGGCCGACATCGCCAGCCGGCGGGACGAATACCACCAATTGGCTGCCAGTCTGCAGGCGGCATTTGATGGCGTGGGGACCGACGCAGAGCGATGCGATGCCATGGAGGCCATCCAATGGCTAGACCCCTGACATGGCTACCCGCCATCGTCGTCGTCGTGGCGACCTCCTGCGCTGGTCCGAGCGAGCGGATTGCCGCCAACACGACCGCCGTGCGTCAACTCGCGCACAGCAGCGGCCGACGCTTCGAGCGCATCGCCAGCGAGGCTGATGCCCCAGCGCCCAGCCTGCCGACCATCAAGACCGAGGCCGTGGCCGGCCAGGGCGAGCAGGCGCGTATCCTTGACGCCGTGGACCTGATCTACATGGCGCTGACAGGCGTGGAGGACCAGGTGCCCTGGTGGGTGGCCCCCCTCGTCTGGGTATGCATTGCGCTCGCCGTGCTCGGCGTCGGTTTCATCGTGTGGCACACCGGCGTCGGGCGGCTGATCAAGGGCTGGCTGGGCATCGTGACGCCGACCGAGCGCCGAGCGGCCGAACTGACGGCCAGCCTGATCGACCTAACGCCCGAGCAAGCGGTGGCCGCGGTGGCCGAGCTGCGCCGGGCTGATCCGACGTTTGACGCGGCCTTCCGGCGTGCCGCGCCGATTCGCACTCCAAGCCGGAAGAGGAAATGACCATGCCCAGTTTCATCGGTAGTGTCTGGTTCGCCCTGCTCCTTGGCGTTTGTGGTTACGTCGCCGGGAACCTGTTCCCGCTGTCGAAGTTCAAGAAGTGACGCTGGTTCGAACCTGCTGCTGTCAGGGCTGCTTTGCCAACGATGACTGTCCAGTCCCGTACACCGGGCTGGGAGATTTCACGTACACGGCTTCAATAGACACAGCGGCTATCGCAGGCAATTTCTCATTGTCTGCCATCACAGATATTCAACTGAATCCGCAAGTGGAGGTTCAGGCTGGATATACGTCTGCGACTGAATATCCATTCTGTTGCGACCAGTCAGCGCTTTGTACAAATCAACCAATCCCATCCTTTGCCGAGAAGTATTGGGATCGAATGGGGCGGGCCATCCTCACGTCCCAACGGACAAACTATCCGTGTTACACAGTCGTTAGTTCAGCCAAGCAACTGCCTTTGGTTTTGTACGCACAAAGGTGTACAGACAATAAACGATTCACATACAACGGATGCACCACACTACCGCGGACATGTGCCTGTCCTGGTCCATCTGGCGAAGATAGTCAGGATTCGACTTTCTATGCCCTGCTGGTCAATCCTCCTCCGCCCGGTTATTCACTGCAAGCTGGTGAATGGTCAGCGGACGTTGAACCGGCCGTAGATTTTGGGGCGCTCACCGTTGGATCGGGGCAGCTGCTCATTAGGCGGAACTCCCAATCGACGTTTCAAGTAACGCTGTCGAGCGGATCCAACGTCAACACGATGTCATACCGGCATCGGGAGAACATTTGCGACGGACCGGCTACCGATTGCGGCCCATGCACGCAGCCGGTCGGTGGCAATGGTGGCATCCCTTGCTCTGCTGGCAGGTGCTGCTGCCGGAGCACGCTGCGTTTTACGTTCACCGTTAGGCGTGTGGTGTATCCGATTACTTACGTCTGGAACAGCTTTACGCACGACTTCGACCGCACGCAGGGGTCGCCGTACAACTGGACGCAAAGCGTCGTCTGCATCTACGAAGGCCCGGTGGATGAACGCCTGTATCTCGTGACTGGTACTTCGGCGCTGCGCACGTTTACATTGCTCGCGGCGTACATTTTCGATGACACCCCAGGTCCAAGTAGGGACCTAATGGTCGTTTCCAACGACTACTGTCCATGGGATACGTTCGGAGACCCATTGTCCACCGGTGTTGGTACGTCGATTGGACCGTCGGGAGTCTCGCCAACGTCAATCGTCGACGACGAATGCGCACCGTGCGTTGCTGCAAGCCCGCCGACGCCCGCGGTGCTCTCGATGGAACAGGCCGAGCGCCTGGGCATCAAGCGCCTGATTACTGTGACTAGGACGACACCATGAAGCGATGGCGCATGACACCGAGCGGCGAGCCCGAGGTCACCGAGGGCCCAGGGCTGGGCGACATGGTCCGCGGAGCTGTAGGCGTGGCCAAGGCCGCGCTGGGCGTGCAGGCGGCACCGGTGGCCGAGGTGCAGGCCCGCTGGGCGTTCTGCCAGCAGTGCGACCAGCACGACTGCGGCCGGTGCCTGTCGTGCGGCTGCTTCACTGGCGCCAAAGTGCGAGTGGCTGGCGAGTCGTGCCCGCTCGGCAAATGGGTTTCCGTCACCGTCGACACCCAGCCGCCAAAGCCGTGTTGTGGCCGAAAAAGTGGATAATCGCACCTCGGACCTATAG